TTATTTCCAAGCAACTTCCACTGCTTTTTGATTGATTGCTTGCATGAAACGGACATACCAAGGTGCATCTGTACGCCATTTGTAGTGTTTCATATCCTTACCAGTTGTATCTTTGTAGATTTCAATAATAATCTTCCATTGGTCTTTGTCGGTCAAAGCGACTATTTTATTTCCGTCATAGTAATAAACAGTCCCTTGAGTTTTTCCTGTTTTCGCGTCAATGATTTCGTAAGTGAATTTCATAAGGTCATCATCCTCCAATTCTGAATTTGAGTTATTGTTATTTTGTTCCGTAGCTGAACTTCCACCAGCCAGTTGCTTCCATTGATTAGCATTGATATAAGCTAAGTTTAAATCAAGGTGTCCATCCCAGTTTGCCAATGAGCCTGACGAACTGTACTGGTGAATCGCTGCTGAACTCCAAGCGCCATATCCTTTGCCGTCTGTCCAAGGAGCAGACTGATAACCAGTAGGGTTCATAGAAGCATACTGTGCAACCCACAGAGCATTACTAGTTGAAATAATACTCCAATTAAACTGACGAGTAACCTCTGCTGACATGTAAATCATTGGATTGATGCCAGTTTTTTCTTTTACACGATTCAAAAATTGACGAGCACCAACATTTCCCCATGCATTGATTGCCCCAGCTTCAAAGTCTAAGACCAGAACTGCTTTACCAATATAGTCTTTAACAACGCTGATAAAGAAGTCTGCCTCCGCAATTGGATTGCCAGTACTAGCAAAATGATAGAAACCTAGAAGCTTATTTGCCTGAGTGACTTGACCAGCTTGTTCTCTCCAAGTTGGATTAATATATTTTGTTCCCTCCGTTGCTTTAATAAATACAAAGTCAGAAGGAACAATTCCAGCATTCAATTCTGCTTGATAGCTGGAAATGTCAATTCCATTCATAATAGCCCCCTATTCTTCAGTAAACCCTTCTGTTCCATTAATAATTGGTTCTACAAGATTAGCCAGCTTTTCAGCATTAGTAGAAATATCATCCGCTGTTTTAGATACTGATTGAGCAACTTCAGAAGTTGCTTGCGCAACATCCTTAATTGTTTTAGCTGGATCAGCAGTAAAATTCTTTTTCAACTGAGCCAAAGAAGCTTCAATTTGAGCTTCAATCTGTGCTGGGTTCGTTTTTATTTTAAGTTTCTTAGCTTCTTCTGTCACATAGTTAATGGCTTCAGATAACTTTTCAGGATTCTCATTGAAGTTTTTCTGTGCCCAGCTTACCGCTTGATTAGCCACTTTAGCCAGAGCATCCATATCTTTTGTATTGCTATGTTTTTTAGCAGCCTGTGAAATGAAGTAAGACACTACAGAGCCGACTACTGTTAAAACACCGCTAAAGATTGTCATTAAATTTTGATCCATTTTATTTTTCCTCTTTCTCCTTTTTGTACTTTTCGTAAATTTCGTGAGCATAATGATTCCCACCAAGTGCGGTATATTCATCAAAAATGCCACTGACAATTTGTAAGCCATAGTCATGATTAATAGCTTGCGATAACTCAATTCTTTTTATTTCTTGGCGCATAATTAAAAGCTGGTCTTCCTGAGCCTTATCTCTAAGTTCCTGCTTTTTATTTAAAATACGATAACCACTACCGATAATAATAGATACCACTGTTACCGCTCCCCAGTTGTCAATAACATCTTTCACAACAGCTAAGGCATGTTGTATAACTGATTCCATAACCCCTACTTTCTAATTAGCTTTTATTGTTGTTAAAGCTTTAGATTGACTGATTGAATCATTGACCAAATTAACCAAATCTTGAGCTGCTTCTGGTGAGCCATGGAATGTTGATGCATCATTAATCATGAAATTTGCATTCATTGTTCCATTGTTAAACGTTGTGAGAGTAAAATTACCCACATTCTTATCACCGACAAAGATATCAGTTGTTGTATTCGTTGTATTTACTTTTTCCATTTTTCCTCCTTTTATCCAATAGGATATGGTAATGTTGCATTGAATAAGTTAGCTGTCGCTGCTTTATTAGCACTGCATCGAATGAACAGTCCTCCAGCCTGATTAGAAAGCAATGCCCAACTTAGACCATCTCCGCTATCTCCTGCTGTAATTCGATTTGCTCTAATTGGAATTGCTGAACTTCCTGTTGGCAATTGAGCTGCTTGCTTCCATTGACCAGCAGTCATTGCTGGTACGCCGACTCCTGACGCTGATATATAGACAGTCCCATTGATAATCGCATACTCAATATTTCCAGTAAAATTATTCATCAAACTAAGCTTGGTCCAAGGAACGTCAGTTGATAACTTCGTGCCTTGAGGTGTAAGGCGTGCAAATTCATTTGTAATGTTATTTTGCATAAACAAACCTTGGAAATTAACACCGGCGCTTGTATATTCACCTGTATCACTATTCTGATACGTCATTCCCAAGCCCGAATCAGATTTAAGTGCAATTGTATGTATCTCATTGTGTGAAGTATCCATTTTATAAATCAGAAGATGATCATCTTTGATTTCTGTCTGGATTTGAACTGGCCCGTCGATGATGGTGCTGGAAAATTCACCGTCAGTAATTGTTAAATTGTTACCATTGATATTATGTGCATTTATTTCGCTTAATATCCAGTTAGTTCCTGACCAATAATATTCAGTGCCAGATAATATAACTGTTCCGTCACTCGCTGTAAGGTCTGCGGTACCTGAATATTTCCAAGTCAAACCTTTGAAGCGTGTAGTTGGTTCAGTATCGGAAACGATTTTACCGGGGTCACCGTTACTTCCATCATTTCCCATTTTAGCGACTGAATACCCTGTTTTACTAGTATTATCCGTATATGCCCAAATAGTCTTAGTCCAGAGATAACTACCTGCTGCAACTGTTGGAATTGTGGAAGTCCAACCACTAGTTGGTGCCGTTGTTCCACTTGTAGAACCTGCATAAGTAATGGTTGTAGTTTGGATGCCAGTACCATCTTTACCTGCTATTCCATCTTTCCCGTCATTCCCCTTAAATATAGTCCAAGGCGCATATTTAGTAGGGTCTGTGGATGCTGTAGCTGTGAAATCTGAATACTGACCGATGTAGCTTGGCCAGTCAGCGGTTGTGGCTTCGCTGGATGAGGGCATATATGGAGTAGCGGTTGAGCCTGGTTCCCATTTATGCCCTGCTGTCCAATAAACTGAATTCGAGCCTTCGCTTAGATTGAAATCGACGTAAGCAACGTCGCCAGCTTTCAAACTTATGCTAAAATTATCCCTTAACCAACCGAAATTTCTTCCTATAAGTTTGGTAAGCGAGGGAACACCTGCATCATTTTTTTGAACAAATCTATATACACTTGCATCACTTGCATCACTTCCTGAATTCTTAACATAAGCTGAAAAAGTATAGATACCATCCTTAGGAGCTGTGAAATTTTTATGCAAACCATTCCATGAACCAGTTACTTTTTTAACCTTTAGACCTTTATATGTACCGTCAAATTGCCACCAGATATTTGACCAATCTCCACTAAAATCTCTAGTTCCATCCAACAAATTCAAATTCGGATAAACAGTGGTGAAACCGTCCGTGCCTGTTATATTATTAGCCCAAGCTACGTGAGTGTATGATGTTTTACCGTCAGCACCGCCCTTACCGTCATTAACATTAGTGATAGTCACCGACTGACTTGCGACTACTTTACCGCCAACTGTCGCTTTAAAGCTATAAACTGCTTTATCCACAACTCCGCTGGCATCCACAGTGATTTCTTGAACGTTTGCGACAACAGTTCCATCTTTAGACCATTCGTAACTGTCTGCTGTTGTTTCAGTCGTTGCAGAACCTTTGAAAATATGAGCTGATAAAGTTGTTGAACCAGTGCCATTTTTGAACTGTGTGCCATTAGTTGTGTAGATACTACCAATATATGGAGTAGCTGCATCGACTAACTGATTAACGATGGCTTGAATATCTGCAGAAGCTTCATTCTTTAGCTTCTTATAATTTGAAAAAATAAGTTTATTATTTTCAGGATGGGTTTCAGATACTATTTTTTCTGAAACCCTAGCAGATAATAAGAGCCCTACATTGCCATCAATGTCAATATAATTATTATCTTGTATGATGACCGTATCGCCTTTTGCAAGTGGGGGGCCATCTCCAATTTCTGCATTTACTAGTTTTGATGATGGTGTCACAGTATAACTAACTTGATGATAAGCGTACTGCTTAAATTGGCGCACCGCATAAGCCCACATATCATTTACATTCTTGTAGTCAGTAGTAAAATCTATTCGCGTCCAAATATCGTCTTTGTCTTTTGATAATTGTGCAGGATATATTTTAGCTGAGAGGGGTGCAAATGCAGTATCACTACCAGCTCTTTTATAAAATTCTTCCACACCATCCGCATTTATATAACTGAATGAAGCACTATTCCAATTTAAATTATCTGCCCCAGTTACAGTTGTTGCATTTAAAAATCCTTCTGTACTAACATCACGTTCTACTGCTTGAATGTTTTCCCCAAATATTAGACGAACATCATCTCTTTTTTTACCTACACCCTGTATGTTCAATCCATCATTTTCTTTATAAATATTGAGTGTAACAGAATTGAGAGAACCATCATTATTAAGCTTAGTAATAAATTCAAACTCTGCATCAAAGTTTCCAATAACAGAAATTAAACGTGCCAATTTTGTCTCTTGTCCATCATAGTTAATGGTTCGTGTCAGATTAGAAACCTCATTGATTCCGATTGTAATTTGAGTGTTTGATATTAATCCCATTTGGTCAAAATAAAACTGAATATTATGACTTGATGTATTAACAAGAGGGTTAGCTTGTTCACTCATCAGTTCTCTATCAAGAGAGACACAAAAGAATGAAATTTCTTCACTTGTTTCGTGGATTGCTTGTTCAGAAGCAGGGGTCATCAAATAATCATTCCCATCTATTTGAAAACTAAAATATGACTGTCCATTTAGAAATCTAGCATACGATTGTAGCTTGTTATTGATAACTTTCTTTACTGTAAATTTGAAAGTAGCGGCTCCCTGATCACGATATTCATGAAACTCATCATCATAATAACTCGGAAGTCCAGGAACATCATTACTCAAAAATGCAACTTTTTGTAAATTTACATCTAAAATATTAATTAACACTATAAATAATTCTCCTCCCAACTATATTCAATTTCAAGCGGATGATTTACCCAATTTGAAGGATTAGTAACGATTGTAGTTTCTCCTGGTGGAATCATAAAAAAGTTTGATCCATTAACCATTTCTGTTAATGAAGAAATACCATTAACAAGAACGCTTCCTTCCCCCATATTTATTTTTGTTTCTGAATTAGCTGCATAACGATTAGGAACGTCTCGCCAAACACTCACATTGTCTTTTCTACAAGAAATATTCCTTATAGATAAATTACCCATGAATTTATTGGAGTTTGGATATTGTCCAATATATAAATAGACTTTGGAAATTTCAACATTTTCTAACTCGGGAACGTAAGCCGGTAATCTTGAACCTTTCCAATAAAATCCGAAATTCGCGCCTTTCTTTTCGAAATCAGTACTCCCATTCCTTTCGTTAAATTGGTCATTATTCATAGTTCCAGCGCCATTTCCCTCACCGTTGTTTGCGATAAAATCTCTGCTGGCGATTTCCCGAGGATTATTACCACCAACCCATGCTTTCATCATTGCTTTATTTCCAACCAAATCTCCCTTTATGATTCCATATCCTGCGACTAATTTATCGTTGGCATCAGTGAATAGAACTTGCAAAACTCCAGTCTGTCCAAAAGCTGTGGCCCAAGCAAATAAATTGAAATATGAATAGAAATTAACTGCTCCAACATGACCGTTTGAATCTGCTGGTAAAGTCATTACTTTCATACCACCAGCTACTCCTTGGTTAGAACCAACAGTTCCTTGATCTTTTAATCTCAACCCATCTGTTTGAAATTCAAGCTTTCCGTTCGTGGCTAACCAATTATTTTGAGGGTTAACAGTTCCAGCTGCAACATCTTTAAATTTAGTAAACGATGTGTCATCCTTGCTATCATATAAATATTCACTTTCAGGTTTTACAACTCCATCTGCTTCTTGGATATTCCCCATTTCAAATGCTCCGGTTGGACTTGCAATACCGATATATCCATTTTCTTGACTACATTTAATCTTAAAACGTAACCAAGCCGGAAGCGTACCTTTATTTTTAATAACCGCTGTTACTGAACCATCAACTGTGCTAGGAGTAATTGTTCCGTTTGCTCCACCAGAGTTAGATAAATTAAGGACATTTGTAAAGCTTGAAACTGCGTGACCAGAAGGAACTAAAAAGGTTAGTGTTCCTTTATTTGATTCTGGTTCATAGGATTGTTCTCCGTCTGGCAATGCATACCAGACTTTATTTGGTTCATCTTCAAATACTAAGCCTAAAGCATCTTCTGAATTGATATAACTTGCTAACTTTTGCTTGTTTGCATTTATCTCACTAAAAAATGTTCCTTTTATCAAATAATCAAAAGAGATATTTCTTGGCCCACGAGATGATGTGATGACATCAACTCCTTCTTTTTTAGCTTGCGTATTATTATTCCAGCCTGAGCCGATGTCACGTTTTATGTTAGTTACACTTTCGAATAAATCTGAAAGAATGTTATCTCCATAAGTAACTTTAATAACTTTGCTCATTAGTTCCTCCTTCCGTTTACGATATTATCGATTGATTGGTTAATAGACTGTTGCTTTGTAATCGACGGTGTTAGCGCTCTTGCAGCCTCATCTTTGTCAAATACTGCATTGACTGGACGATTTGCTAAAGATTGAATTGCTTTAATAACATCATTATTAGTACCACTGTCTAGAATAGCTTTTAAAATAGCACTCAACAGCCCAGTATTGTCAGCAGCTGGACCATTAACTACTAACTGTTGTTGAACTGCTCGCATATCTCTAAATATTTTTGCATTAGCTGGAATACCACCAGTCCCATCGGCATATTTAGGGATAAGTTGTGCTGTTTTGCTAGCTTTTAAAATTTTCGTTCCTTTAGGCAGTGGCATTGTCACATCTCGACCTTCTGGAATAAAACTTACTCCATTAGGAAGGCTGATTAATTCCTTATAAGTCGGTCCTTTTTGGTCATTAACCATAGCAAGTCCGCCTGGATGGTATGGTGTACCTTGGGCGTTTTTGGTTGTATTCACAATCATGCTAATGGTCTTCGATGCTGGAAGATTCATGAAATTGTTATATTTAGTTCTAGCGTCAGTATCGTTCGCGAGTAAATCTACTGTTTTCCCAAGGAAATTATTTTGTATCCATGAATTAGCTGAATTAACACCACTTGCCGTTTGGTTGCTTGCTAATAATTTTTTTGCATCTGCAGGCAAATTATTCCATTGCAGAATTGCATTAGTAGCTCCTTCTTTTTTAGCTAGTACATCGAAGTTATTAGCAAGCATTTTCTTAACATTCTCAGGCATGGCATCCCATGCTTTTAATGCGCTAGCAGCTGCTCATTTTTTGTTTTGGAAATCAGTATCATTACCAAGAAGCTTTTTAACATTTTCTGGCATAGAGTTCCACGTATTCAATGCCTGAGCTGCATTTCCTTTTTTACTCAAAAAGTCAGTATCATCACCTAATAATTTTTTAGTTTGAGCAGGGAGTGTGTTCCAACCAGTCAAAGCTTGTTGGGCAGTTTCTTTATTTTGTAAGAAATCTTTATTATCACCAAGAATTTTCTTAACAGAATCCGGCATTTCATTCCAAATTTTCATATTTTGTCTACTATCAGCAATAGCAAGCAACCCCTGTTGATTGTTGACAACCAAATTCTTTTGTTCAGGAGAAAGCTGGTCCCATTGCCCACTAGCAATTAAAGCTTCTGCGACTGTAAATCTGGCATTCGTTGTTAAATTAGCGTTCTTCAAAATGAACTGCATATTATCCCAACCTTCTTTAGATTTAACGGCTTCTGCTATAACTTCAGGAGCATTCGTTTTGATTTCCCCAGTTTTAGGGTCAAAAATAATACTATTCCATGCATCATTGGCTTTTTTGGCGTCATCCGACATGCCAGTAGTATATTTAGCCAAGAGTTTGCCATTATCGCCTAACTTCTTGCTTGCATCACCAGCTTTAGCCAAAGCCTCATCGAATGATTCACCATATAGCCCCATTTCTGCTTCAGCATTTTCACGCCATTCTTTATACCCTGCTTCACCTAATTTAAGATTCCCTCTGATTACATCCTCAGCTTTAGCGACAGCTACTCCATATTTGCTTAGTTTGTCAACACGTTCTTGTTCTGCAGCAGCCATATTTTCGTTATAGGTATCTTGAGTGATAATATGACCATCAAGCAATTTTTTTTGGTCTGCGGCTTGTTGATCATATTCTTTATTTGCTTGTTCTCTCATCCCTCGCATGTCATTGATAACTTGTTGAGCTTGAGTTTTAGACATATTATTGAACTCGCCATTGAGAGCCTTCATTAAAGTATTCTTTTTATCACCCGTTATTTTAAGTGCATCAGCTTCTGATTCGAAAATCACTTTCATATTCGAACTTACACGAGCTTGCTCATCAACGGTCAATGCTCTATTTTTTTCGTCACGTTTGTTGGCATTGATATAAACTTGTGAAATATCATTCGCAGCAGCTTCTACAACAGACTTAGCGCTTTCACCTCTATTTTTCATTTCAGCAATTTGGTCAGCGGTATAACCCGTTCGTTTCATTGCATCTTCAAGTTCTTTAGTTGATTTGTCAATATCACCTTTTGTTCCTTCGGAAAGTGAATTGATAGCATCTTTAACTTTTTGAGCTGAATTTTGGCTTCCAGTACCGAACTCTTCCATTGCTACCTTGGCTTTGTCAATTCGTCCTCTAAAATCATCTATTTTATCAACAGTTTCTTTTGGTACTTCAACTTGACCAAAGAATTTAACTCTATCTTTTGCTTCATCTACAGCTTTGCTTACGCCGATAATTAACCCCGCTAGACCAGCTACACCTAATGCACCTACAGCCACTGGACTTAAACCAGCTAATATTGGAGAGATTCCGCCAAGAGAAGCGGATAGTCCGCCTCCCCCAGCTATCGCAGCAGTTGCTCCTTCTGCTTCTGTAGCAATTCCTCTAAGTGCAAGTTCGCCTGCCCCTTTTGCTCCAAGATATTTCAAACCATCAATTACGCCTTTTGTTGCATCGGTCATTTTTTCTAATGCTTTGGTGGTAGGATATACTGCTGCCGCTGCTATTGCCATTTTGATGATGAATTGTTGTGTTTCTGGACTTAGTTTTTCAAATGAACCCGCTAAATTATCTATTTCTTTAACGATTGGCACGATTGAAGGTAAGAGTTTTTGACCTAAATCAATTGATAAAACTTCCAAAGTCGCTTTAGCTTTATTAAAAGCATTCTTATCAGAATTATTCATTTGGTCTGCGAGCTTTTTAGTATAACCAGTCGCATTTTGAGTTTCTTTGGTTAAGTTGCGTAATGCATCTCCGCCTTGGTTAATTAGCACGTTCATACCTGTTTGACCCTCTACACCAAACGCTTTAGCAACTAATGAACTTTTTTCTGCATCTGTCATACCTTCGGTATGTTTTTTGATGGTATCGAGCATATCAGGTAAACCAATATTTCCTTTTTTCCACTCATCGATATTAATGCCAAGTTCTTCAAAAGCTGCCGAAGATTGTTTAGTAGGTTTTAACAAGCGAGATAGAGCGCCACGAAGTGATGTACCAGCTTTTTCGCCTTCGATACCATTATTTGAAAGCAATCCTACTGCAGCAGCGGCTTGTTCAACATTCATACCTAAAGAGTGAGCTACGGGTCCGACATATCCCATTGCTATTCCCATGTCTTCAAATCCTGCAGATGTTTTATTGGCTACAAATGTCAAACTATCCGTTACACGTTGGGTATTTTTCATCATGGATGCTGTATCTTCAGTCTTTAAACCAAACTGTTCAAGAATGGCAGTTGACGCAGACATTACTGTTCCGAAATCTTCCCCTGAGGCTCTTGAAGCATCTAATACCGCAGGCATGGCCCCAACGGTTTGATTAAAATCATAACCACGCTTAATCATTTCTTCCATACCATCATTGATAGATGAGGTATCGATACCGTATTGTCTAGCCCATTGTTTAGATTTATCCGATAAAGTATCCATTTGCTTAGAAAGAACATTTGCTGGTGTTCCATCTGATAACAAAGCTTGGATTTCAGTCATCTTACCATTGAAATTAGTTGCTGCTTGAATTCCTTTTGCAAATGTTGCAGTTATAGCAATTGAAGCAGGCATAGCTTTTGAAGCAATTGAATTTAAACCTGAGCTTACTTTTCCTAGTCCTGAAGACATTTTAGGCAAGATAGAGGTTTGTTTATATTGCTCAATCGCCGCATTTTTTAATTGAGCCTGGTATTGCATTAATTGTGCATTTGCACGAGAAATATCAGTCGCATATTTTTGAGTGCTAGAGCTTGCTTTTCCGTCAATTAGTGAACCATTGTAAGATTTTTTTAGTAAATCTAATTGCCTTTTTTGCGCCTCAATAGATTTTGTTAGAACTTCCATTGGGCTTTTAACTCCGTCAACACCTTTCCCAAATGTTGAAAATGATGTTTGAGAAGTTTTTAAATCATTTTTTAAGGCTGCTAATTGCTTATTAACTCCAGTAACACCCTTTGCGAAGCTGGAATCATCAAAGCCCATTTCAATTATCATTTTCCCTAAAGGTGTATCTGCCATGGCTTTCTCCTTGAACTTTTATCGTTAATTCAAGGATAAACAAAAAACGCCCTTAAAAAGTAGCGTTTTTATATGTTTTATTAGATTACTATTTTATTTCCAAGTTCCATCAGCAAATGTTACTGAAAATGGTCCATCGTTTTTAGCATCAAAATAAAGTTTTGCTTTGACAACTTGTCCAATATTAACAGAATCTGGCATATCATTGTCATAGGTATTTAAATCTAAATTTAATACACTCCCCTCTGAATCATAGGCCGTAAAATCATGGGTATTAAAACTAAATGCTTTTTTTCCTGTATTTTTTATACTTACAGTAACAACTAGAGGTTTCGAACCGCTCTCTGCTTCACTGCTAAGTGTTACTGATGAGTCAATATTAGCGCTCAGTACATTAACTTCAATGTCAGTATCATCATTTGAAAATGATTGACTACTACCGAATTTTTCTGTGAAATCTGTACTACTAGCTGTAGATGACTCTATCGTACTCTGTGAAGATCCATAACCCAGATATCCATCTACATATGAATCATAATTTGGGACATTACTCATCATATACTCATTAAATTTTTTATTAAAAGAACTCGCCTCAGAGTATGATTTACTCATTGAAGCTATTTTTTTACTAGAAACGGCATTTTTAGATGTAACTGCAGAAACTATTACTAAACATATAATTGCGACAAATACACTACACATGGACACCCAAAACCACAGTAATCTGTAAAAAGGTTTATTTTGTTCTTCTTTCATAATTTTCTCCTTATTTTTATAATTCATTATACTCTTTTAAAATAACATATTGCAAGCGTTACCTAAAATAAAACTAAAAAAAACAGCTCATAAGAGCTATTTTTATTTTAATGACTGCCCAAATTCCCAAAGCGATAATACTTTTTCTTGTTTAGGCTCATCTACGCTACCATCATTTGATATAATTTTTGCACCAACCACAGAAACAACTGTAGAAAAGTCATTACTAAGGATATCTGCCAAAGTATATGAACCAGTCGATACTAGCGTTTTTACAAAGTCTAGAAATTCAGAACGAGCTTCTGAGACTGTCATTGTTCCTTTTTTTCGTCACCCGTAACTTCTTTTGAACCAGTAATCGTTTCAAAAACATCTTTAATGAAATTTTGCAATCCCCAAGCAGGTACACTTGCCAAAATTGATTCTTCTGTTACCTTTGAACTATCGAATAAACCAGCGATGAAATTAATACGTTTTTTATAAACGTCTGAAATAGACATCTTATCAACGTTTTTTTCAATTTCAACTGCCATATCCCAATAATCAAGAAGTTTTTGACCGCTAACATGTTCTTGAGTAACAGTAAACTCACCATCTTTATCACGAAGAGTAATTGACAACTTAGTCATTTATTACTCACCTCCCCCAGTTCCTGAACCGCTTGATGCTGGTACAATTTGAGCATCATTTTTAATCTCTGTAATACCAGCTGCATCAGTAGATGTTCCTGTTCCAACAAAAGTAGAGTAATACAAACCATTATCATCAGAACCAATCGCAAAACTGATGGCTTCTGATGGAAGTTCACTTTGTTTGCCTTGTACTGTGTTAAACTCAAGACCATCAGAAGAGAACATTCCGTCCACAAAAGCCATTAAATATGGATTACCTTGAGGTGTTACATCTTCCAATAGAATCGAGCAATATGGAGAAGTGCGATCTGCAGTAGCTTTGTATACACCATTAGTGGATGCGACAATTCCAAGCACTGCATTTTTAATTTTTTCAGGGAAGTCCATGATATCGAAATCAACTTTACCATCTCCAACTCCTTTTCCTGAAATGGAGTATACTTTATTTGAAGAATAAGATTTTACGGCATCAACCGCTAATCCTGATACTTTAGCGGAAACCATCCCACCATTATCTTTTTTTCCTTCGATAACAAACTGATTTGTCCCAAGAACTGGATCTTTACCATCTTTTACACGAATTGTTAAACGCTTAAAACCAATAGGTACTGACATTGTTTTTTCTCCTTATTTTCAATAATTTTCGTAAAGATTACTGTTGCCTTCATAAAACCGAGCATCAACATATCTTTTTGTATCGCTAAAATATTCATCTAGTCCGCCATTCATCTGAAAGAATCCTTTTGTTTTTAGAATATTTTCAACTGTATTTTGTAATTTTTTTACTGTTAATCGGTCAATTGCCTCTATGCTGACCTGATAAACAAAATGTTTAGCTAGTGAATCATTGCTACTCAAAGCTGTTTGTTCTGGTGGACCAGTCGGAGTAACCGTTATGCTTGTCAAACTTCCTGATAAATTTTCATACCTAGAATAACTTTTAAATCCACCCGTTTTTTGAATTGCTAGAATATCAGAGTCATTAGCTAAAGCTTGCATAAGTTCACTTAGCATATCATTCATTTTAGCAACTCCTTCAAATTAGCTTGCGCTGTCTTAACAAATTTTTGTCCTTGAGCATTTGAAAATCTTTGTAAAGCACCAAAACTTTTATAACGATATGATTTACCATTTCTGACAAAACCATTATTTTCAAGATGGACAAGTCTCCAATGCTTACCGTTGTTACCTATCTTTATGATGGGGAATCCTGATGTTCTAGAAACATTCCCTCGAACAACACCAGCTACTGTATCACCAGAATTTGCAAATTGAGAAAGGGTACTCTTTAAATCAACTACAGCTTCATCCGCGGCTGCTTTAAGTGCATCACTTTCTATCTTCTTCACACGAGTTTCACTAAACTTTTCTCTCAATTTTGCTTCAATTTCTTCAAATCCTTTGATTGTCATTGAACTACTCATTAAGATTTGTACCTCCAAGTATTATTTTTAAGAAAGTACGATCATGAAAATCTGGCTGAATATCGATGATATTCCATACTTTATTTGCATATCTCGGATCATCAATAATAACCTTGTCATCATTTTTAGGTTGATAACTCGTTAAGGGATCACGAATTTTTATCGTTGCTCCATTCTTAACATTTTGATTCCCCAAGATTGTTAAATCTTTATTGCTAGGGGAATAAAGATCTGCGTAGGTTTTAAAAAGAACAATAGGATCACCGCCTCTCCCGTCAAATGACGTATCAAGCCCTACCCCTTGAAATGTAACTTTAGTCCGCATCGTTCCATTATTTGTACGATTAGATGATTTAAGTAATTTTTGCGATTTAATCATTGCCTCTCTCCTACATCATCAGTAGGCTGATTAGCTAGAAAAACATCACGGATATTTTGCTTATAATTCTCTTTGAATTCATCTAGCGCATCATTGTATGTATAACGCGAACGTTCGAAAATTAATTCCTTAACTTCTGGATCACTCGCATCAGATACTCCAATCAATCGTAGAATTGAAGTGTACGAGGCTGTGAGCATATCAGTTAAGTTAGCCAACTCATCCGAATCCTCAGTACTAATTCTCATTCTTTGTTTAAATGAACTAAGGTTATTAGTGGCCCAAGTTTTAGCGTCAGCCATAAACTCCTCCTATTCTTCTTCGTCACCCTCCAATTTTTCAACAAAGCCAGGGAGCTTTTTTTCAAGCTCCTTGAACCTAGTTGCAGTTGCTTCAAAAATTTCGCCGACATCTCGACGCACATTTTCTTTTACATCATCAAAAACTGCATTTACTTTAAGTTTCATGAGCTACCTCTTATCCTTTAGGAACAGCGGCAATTGTAACAAGTGCTGAAGCATTGTTATCTTTTGGTTTGCCCCAGTAGAATGATTTAGTTGTATAAAGTTGAAGATCTTCAAGAGCAAACGTTTGGTCAAATTCTTGCATTGTCATTTTTCCACGATAAGCATTATATCGATTTGCAACAAATACAATTCCTTTACCAGCAGGAACAGCCATTGATTGAATTACAGCGATATTGAAAGGTAAGATATCAACCCATGCTCCATTAGCATTCAAATATAAGAACATCGCAGTGAAATTGTAATAATCTTGAGGATTAACCAAAATTTTTGCTTGTCCAGCAATATTTAGCGGAATTCCTTTTTCACTAACTGACATTTTTTTCATAATAGGTGCTAGAATTTTAGCAGCTTGTCGTGAAACGTCTTGAGAGTTTTCTAAAGCAGCAAGTGGCGAAAGGTCGGCAGATACTGTTTTATCTCCATATGTAGTAGTCCCATTGACAACGGTAGCATCTTTAATCAAACCAACAGGTTTGTTATTCCCATCTCCAAGTACTAAAGCTGTTTCGAGAGCAACTGCAATAGATTCTGACAATTGTAAGATGATAAAGGTTTTCAACCAATCATAACTATAGTCAAGAGCATCTTTAGGGATAACAGTATATGCAGTAAGTTTATTTTGAGAAAAATCATGTTCTCCGAAGTTTTGGTTCAACTTACCTTGGATATCACCAGCAAATGTCCCCCATACTGCTGTTCCACCATTATAGATACCATCAGAGATAATCGCTTTAGTGCGAAGCCCCATATCTTGGAATTTGATAATATCAAGTAAAGGATGGGCATAAGTCAATTCGTCAAAAACTTGATTGATAATTTCAAGAGGCAAGGTTTTTTCTACATTTGCAACACCAGAAGTAATTTCGTTAAAGAATTTTGTTTCTTCTGCTGACATTACTTCAGAAGAACGAGATGACATTAGAGAGTTGATTTTTTCGTTTGTTTGATCAGCAAGTTTTTCAACAATTTCAGTACCCATGACTTCCATAGACTGTGCAAATAATTTTTGTTGTTCTTTTTCATCGGCTCCGTTAGCAACTGCATCTGTATATTTTCCAACAGCTGCTTCGTAATTAGGTAATTTTGTGTAGTCCATTATTTAATTCCTCCTAGGAAAAGTGGTTTAAATTTTTGATTTTTAAGTGGCTTTTCTGCCGAGTTATTAGCTTCAAATTCTGCTTTTACTTCAGATATTTTTTCATCAATTAATTTACTAATTGAATCCATTTGTTTCTTGTCAAGAGCAATATCTATCGTGTTATTTTTCTTGTCATCTCCTTTAATCATGTTTTTAAATTGATTAATCTTATCAGGTGATAACATTGGTGAGAAACTTGCAACCATTTGAACGGATTGATTACTTTCAAAAAGAATTTCATCAACTATTCCCGATTCAACAGCTTGTTTTGCATTAAACCAAGTTTCGTTGTCCATTAATTTTTGAGCTTCCTCTGCTGTAATATTCATTCGGTTAGCATAAAGATTTGCTAAATTTCCACTTGACCCCAATAAATAATCAGAGCTTGAAGCCATATCTCTATAATCTCCTTGTTGAACCATTGATACGTTATGAATCATAACTTGACCGATGGGAGTTATCGCCACCCTATCAGCTGCTAAAAGGGGGAATGTCGCAGCACTTGCACAGAGACCAGAGATTTCAGCAATAACTTTACCTTGATACTTGCTTAAATCTGTGAAAATCTCACTCCCAGCAAATACAGAGCCACCTCCAGAGTTAATTTGAATGGTAATATCTTCTCCATCAGCCTCATTTAAGAAGTCTGCAACTTTTTGCGGAGTGATGCATTCCATACCAAACCAGTCATACACTTCTTCATAATCGTTATCGGCAACTACGCCATTAAACTTAAGTGTCTTCACTATTTTTCTCCTTCACCCGAATTAGAAACATCTATAGAGATGTCAATTTTTGCGTTAGATAGTTTATTTAAGGTATTTTCCAATTCACTAACCTGATATTTTACAACTGTAATTAAATCTTTAACTTCTTCAATTCCTGTTACTTTCGTAGTAATTGGGGTCATAATTTCTCCAAATTTACTCATCTTTTTCCTTTCCTTTCTCTTCATAATTTTTAGTCATAATAAACCTGTCACCATCTGGTATTGGTGGTAAATTAGAAGCCTCACGTACTTCATTTACTTTAACCACACCACTTGAACCAACTTTATCAATTGCATCTGCACGGTCAAGGATGTTAATTGTTTTAAATCCAGTCATTTGTAGGGTATTACCAACTGAATATCCTGATTTTTTAATTAAAATACTTGCAAATCCTTCTGATAATTTATTGCCCAATGGAATCACTGCGGATTCAATCGCCAAATCCAAGTTTTCAGAATTATTAGCAGTTTCTCCAAGCACTAGTGCCGGAGGAATTCCAAGCAACCCTGCTACTTCTCCAATAAAAACTTTTTTTAAAGACCAAAAGTCAGTAATCTGATTTTGAAGTGTTGCGGACTTGCTAGAAGAAATTTCATCATACGAAGACTTTGCTTTATCGTCTGCAGGAATAAAGACAATAGGATCATTCATCATTTTTTCGTATAAGGTTGTCGCATATTGTTGCTGTAATTTTATTCTTTCATTATCATCAATCTTACTAGTAACAGGAATGCTAATTTTTGCTCTAACTTGCCCTACACGGAGCTGGTTGGCAATTAAGATTCCGAATAATTTCCCATAATCATCCCATAGACTATCAACATATTTTTTTATCCCAATATTATCATTGTCTAAGTGAAAACAATCCACTCCTTGAATAAAGGTTCTATTAAAATATTTTTGAGCGTATGGTCCAGAATTAGGAGCATTAGAAACTTTACTATTGGAGAAGTTAACTGTCACTCCTGTATACGTATTCCCATCAAGCGAATAGTTTGTTACGAAATTATCAGCAATATAGAACTGATCACCATCCTGTACAACTAATAACTCACCATTTAACAGATTTTTTATCATTGAAATTTTGAATTCACTAGCTGTTTGGTTAGGATTCGGTCTCATATTTAAAGCATAATCAAATTTAGAATCTGTAATTGAGCTTTCGTTTTTAAATACAAATTTACCTTTAGAAACAGTTCTTGATAAGTAAGAAACACAAGATTCTAAAGCAGCATTCTTAATACCAAGCGTGACTTGTGCATTAAATAATGCGTCATACCCAGTTAAATCGGTTGTACTTAATTTATCTTTTACAGATGACCAAATGTCTGAAAATAGTCCCACATTTTCTCCTTTCCGTACTTTTAATTCAAGTTTAATGGAAAAGTAGAGCGAAAAAGTAGCGTTTTTATAAATAAAAGGCTGCCCATTGGACAACCTGTAATAAAATATAATTCAGGATAACGGGATTGAACCGTTCTATTCTAGCTTATGAAACTAGCGTGACGCCTTGCCACCCATCCTGTTTAATGTACTAGCTCTTGCAAAAGCTGAGTACAAATGACTATTATTTCTTTTGTGCTTGCACCCTGCACGGGTTGAATCAGGAAATGTATAGCCACACGCCTAATTCATTTGCGCCATCAAATGGCAATAGCAAGTCAGGGAGTCGAACCCTGAGCGCCTGTACCGTGCTTGCTACTAGCGTTAAGTATAAACTCGCCACTTGTTATTTATACGTTAGTGATAAATCACTCCAAGCCTGCTATATTTTAAATAACCCCGTTGTGAATGTAACGACAATCACTGTACAGTCGCAAGTTACCAAGCTGTTTTTATGGATTCAAACCAAGGGAATATTATTATCAACCCATTTATAGCAAGACGAGGAGTCGAACCTCGCAAAGATATTATACCTAATATCCGCCAGTCACTTGCTACGCTGGTTTTATCGTCCAGCAACGTCTCGCTATGTAAAATAGCCACTAATTATGAAGTATATCCAACTGAACTAATTGTTATTTGTTTGCTTTCGCTGATAACTTCATAAGTAAATTATCTAATATTTTTACTCTCAAAAAGTATCGTTTTATCCCATAAACCAACCCAAATTATCATAAAAATCTGTAGAATCTACTTCATTTAGTAAATCAGCCTTGAACATCGCTGCTTCAAAAGCTTTAAACCCATCTGTTTTTCGTCTGACATCTTCTTTTTTGATATATTCCACATTTCCATCTTTTTTCAAGTGCCGAAGCACGTTATTTGTGTACCACCGCATCATGTCATTATCACCAAAATTAATTTTTTTATTGGCAAAACTATCCTCAATTACCGTTGATAATTGCGCATCAATGGCTCTAAAGTTACGAATAACTTCCACACGATAACCAAGCGGTTCTTCAAATTTGCCATTCCAAGAGACTTCAAACCCAGCTTCTTCAAATTTAGGTTGTAAATACTCCCTCATTTTATAGCCGTCTCCACAAATAGTTTGGAATTCATACCCTTCTTCATCACGCATACGAACAAACCAATCTACAACGTGTTGTGCATCCATTGACGGTTCATCTAATACTGTGAGCAACCCCTCATCTTCCCATTGTCTAATCGGGGCAAATCGTCGTTTACCATTAACATTTTCATTTGGCTTTGAATAGCTATATATTCTATCGACAAATTCTTTACGAACAAATGAATGAGATTTGAAAACATAATCCCCATCAACCTTAAATAATGCACCAACTGCAATAAAGTCACGGGTAGAGGCAAAGTCAAATCCTCCAACCGCAGGTAGATTTCTTAATTCTGGAAATTCTTTTTTAGTTGCTTTTAATTCTTCATAGGTTGCCACGCTTCTTTCAATGTCAGTCACTGGGAAATTCATACGTTTGGTCATAAATTCATCACGCCCACTCGGATTTACTTCCAGTTTTTTATATTGCTTTGTAACCTTTTTATACAATCTTTTCGCATAACTGCTCATTGGAAGAGTAAACATAGGATTAGCCATTTCCCAATTTGTTGGATCATCGACTTCTTGCTCATCGTTCAGTTTGCAAATAAAAGGAAATAATTCATCAAAATCAGCATCACCTTTGAGTACTTTATGAGCTAATTCCTTCATTTCATCAATGAACCCCTCGCGAACAAATCCATCTGTCCCGATATAGAACTCTCTTGGATTAGCAACTTTACCAAGTCCCGAAACATAAACATCTGTTACTTTATGATCCTCGTATTGATGAATCTCATCAAAAATAACCGCTCCATCTCTTAGACCATCTTTTGTATTGCCATTGCTAGTTTTATAGCGAATAATTGATTGTGTCTTGCAATTTCTTATTTCCTTTTTCCCCCAAATAAACATCTTTTGGAGTTTTTCATTAAGTTCGATCGTATCAAAGATTTCTTCAAAGCTCGTCTTAGCCTGTTCCTCGCTGTTGGCCACTAATGATATATGATATTTTGGAATTCCGTGCATTGGAGTTTGCAAGTAGTTAGTTACTCCAGAAATTAAACCATTCTTACCGCCACCACGTCCCATCATGATTAAAAATTGTTCAAAAACAATATCATCCCCATCACTCCAAAATAAAAAAATGAAACTAATAATAAATTTTTGAAAATCCTCTAGTTTAAAATAAAATGTTTCGATATATCTGATACATTTATTTATTTGACTTTCATCAAAGTAAATCTCTTTTCTTTCAAGACGAGGTTCAATTTCTCTAGCGATATATTCAACAAGTTCTATACGTTCGTTGTTAAATTTTACTTTTTGAGCATGATAAGAATTGATATAATCACTGACATATTTAATCAGCATATAAATCTTCCTCATTAAAATCATTATTTTTGCCCTTTTCGGCTCGTTTTTCCTCGAAAAAATTCATCCAATTTTATAAGAGCTGTATTAATTTTTACTTTCTCAGAAATGGCAGGGTTTGGTTTCAAAAATTCTTGATTACCATTAACGACTTTTATCATCGTTCCATCTTTAGAAATAGATTTATCAAGGTTTCTGGATATTCTAACCAAACTACAATATCTCTCCACCTTTTCGATTTCTGAAGCTGATTTTTCATTAATTAGCCCTAATAATTCTATTTCAAGTTTGCTTTTTGCCATGGTTACCCCCCCTTTCAAAAAAATGGCTTTATATTTGGTTAAAAAACCCCAACCGGTCTGTGGTAAATTTGGAAATAGACCCAATTATTTTAGACCCGGGGGTATATTTTAATTATTTTTCTGTAATTTCCGAACAATAAAATCAGAATTCAAAAGTTTCATCATCAAACTGCTTGTATCTGTGTCTATCATGCCTCTTGTTGTGGCAGTCGTGGCACAAGGTACGCAGGTTACTCGGCTCTAGTGCAAGCTCTGGATGATACTCAAGTTCCTTAATATGATCTATCTCTAGTGTCGCAGTCTTAGCCGTTGTCACTCTGCCTTCTGCTTTGCACCATTGACATTCATTGTTATCACGCTTGAGTATCTGTTCTCTCATACGTCTCCAAGCTCCTGAGCAATAGAACCTGTGTCTTGCCTTTGGTGTACTCACATCTATCATGATTCAATCGTAAAACAAAAACGCTACGAAAAAGTAGCGTTCTTTATATTAATAATCTTCTGCCAACCATTCCATAACTTTTGTATAAACTGTCGATTTTGTTTTATAATTTCCTTCTTCAACTTTGCGTAAAGTTTTCTCGCCAATACCAATAAGTTTATGAGCTTCTGATTTTGTCAGTCTTAAGTCGGCCCTCTTTCTCCGGACTGCTTTTGCTTGCGCTTCTGTTATCGTTAACATTATGTGGTTATCCTTTCTGTTATATTATTCATGAAACATCTTAAGTAAATGACCACCGTCATATTTCTCAGCAAACTGTTGCGTTGCTTTATTATTTCTAGCAATGACTGCAGTCTTTGAGTAATACATATTCATAGTGATTTTAATGATACCCCAGCGATCGATATAATAATGTTTGAATATCTTACGATCGTCTTCGTCTTTAATATTGTCTAATGCTTCATTGATAAGCTGAGATTGATTGGCATTCTTCTTATTGCGAATGATAATTCTTAAGGTCATTCGAACATCGTGCCATTGTGCTTTCGTCAATTCTTTTGTCATATTCTAACTCCTGTTATGTTATAATAGTATTAGAATAAATCATTTGTAAAGCGCCTGTTTGCCCGACAAGGTGCTTTTTCTATTTAGCGCATTCCGTCTTCTTTGTCTATTATTCTTTTTCGATCTAGCCAATTAGAACGGCTGGCTAATCCTGATTTAATTTCCTTGACACCGCTTGATTTGATAATATTCTCACGTCTATCATACGCTTCAGAAAGTTCTTTAGCTCTATGGGCTTTAGATATCATATTAGGAGCTAAACGGTATAAATCAAATAACGCTCCAATGCATATTAAATTCTCTTTCAACACCGCTTCGATTAAAGAACCGAAAAGATCATTAGCATTTTTCATGTCATCGTCTTGCCCTTTTATTGCTACAGAACTATCTTTTGTTTCTATCACAAATATCCAATCGCTTGAAAAAACATTCGGTTGTTCACCGTCCTTCATTGCCATCACAATATCTTGACTTGGAGAATACCACCATTGAGTTACTCCTTGTGTGAATTCTTCTAAATTATGAAACTTAAAAATCTCAATTTCAATTAATACTTTTTGAAGTACTGACATTTTATTTCTCCTCCAGTTGAGTTTAGCGAGTTCCTAGCTCAGTATGTGATATAATATAACTGACCAAAAATATTAAAAAATATTATAATAAGTTGTTGTAAATTCATATTTCGCTCGAGCTTGGTCAACTCGAGCTTTTTTGTTATAACTTATTTTTATTATGGTATAATGTAGTAGACCTAAATTTTAAGAATAAAATTTAAACCTAGAACATATAACTCGAGCCTGGTCAGTTCGGGTTTTTTATTATCTCCTTTATTCAAGTCATATTCCTTGTGCTAGACTAATAAAAGTTTTAAAATAATACAATATAACTATTTGAAGGAGGATTTAATCATGAGTTATGTTGTAAATAAAACTGGCGACTTTAGCGGTTATCATGAAGTGCACAAAGGTGCTTGCCCTAATCGTCCGATAGTCACTGATTCGTATCTTATTAATAAACAATTTGAAAATGACCTTGATGCCATGGAATATGTTAAAGAAATATATCCATCACTCCAGGTTAGACCTTGTTTATCTTGCATGGACATATCATCACGTTAATTTTTGTTAATCCCCCGAAGCCCTTATCTTTGATTTGGGCTTTTTTTGCGTTCAATCCATATGTTTATCAAGCCATTTTTATTTATCGATACAATTAAGCATAAATACTAAGTGATACTCATTTTTAGACAAGTTTAAATAAGTCTTCAATACTTCATCTATGCCAACAGTCATTTTATAAGATATAGAATTGCTTATATAATCAATGGCTTCAGGAACTTCGCATATATCTTTAGATACTTTTTCTTGAACAAATAACTTAGAATCTAAGTTTCCTTGGATTTTATTAACCTCAAACATATCACTGTCTGGTCTTAGTAAGATAATCTCTAAATCCTCAATACCTAGCGTGATTAAAAGCTCTTGTTTATACTGTTCAATTTCACTTCTCATATAGAAAGCACCATTTGCATCAGTAATTGGTTTTCCATCTTCTGGAATAAATTTATACAAGACATATTTTACAGTTTGGGCTTCATCTAACTGGATATTAATAGAATGAAAATATCCAGTTATCTCATTTTTTAGATCACGTACATATAATCTATTTTTAACATCATATAGTTTCATTCTTCCTCCCCTCGCACGTTCTCTGACTCGTCAAGGTCTGAGCGGTTGATGTAAATACGGTTTCCAAATAAGGTTGAATCCATTCTCTTCCAGTCTATCTCGTCGCAACGTTTGCAGATAAGAAAATGCTTGATATGATAATCTTCGCAATATCCTGGTCCCCACTTATGCCCGAACAGCTTACACAAAAGTTTCATTTACTTAGCTCTCCTTCTATTCTCTTATAACAATCTGGACAAAAACTTCCATTTCCAAAAATCCATCCTTGATTTTGCCAATATTTAATAGCCATCTGTTTATTAGAAATTTTTCCCACTTCCGTTCGGTCATATTTTCTAAGTGGTTGTGTTCCATCATTACAGCTATCACAATGTACTTCATAACTTATAAAGATATCTACTGTCATTCAATCCCTCCCCACCAGTCATTGACCAGCGATATTAGTTTGTCGGTCATTCTGTTGCTCCTATGGTTTCCTTAAGCTTAGAAATTTCATCAATTTGAGCTTTAGCTTCAGACACGAGAAAGTCTTTTAACCCTTCTGTACTAACATAGCAATTTACCCTATTAACAGAAATAAATACTTTCTTGTTGTAAATACTTTGGCTGTTATCTAAGCAATCTATACATTCTTCAAGACACTCTTTAACATCTTCGTTTCTTGACTCCATCTTTTTTATTTCTTTTATAATTTCTTCTATTTCAGATATTTTCATCCCTCCCCCACTTTCACTAAATCAACTCCGAGGGCTTTGCCTGCGAGGTAGGCTATGGCAATATTGTCATTTTTAACCCAGTCTTTTATAATCCAATCATGAAATTCTTGATAATCTCTGTAAGCCATAATAATCAGCTTATCAGCTGTGGGATTATACTCGTCATATTTTCCAAGAATTTCCGCAACGCTTTTAGGAATCGTGAGCTGGGGTTGAATATCATATCCATATCGTGCAGTGCTTGCCATACCTTTAATTTCAGCAATTTGTTTATACAATGGTTTAGTTGATTGATAATCTTCAATTCTTTTCATTGCTTTATATAATTCACTCATCGCCGCTCCCTTCCTTAACATCAATGAAATCAACCGAACTAAGGCGAACCCAAGTCACAATTCCACTCACTTTATTTGTCACTTTAACAAATGGCTCGCCAACAGTAGGGAAAGCATTTGGTTCCTCGTTAAAACTAATACTACAACTTGGTTCTGACCAAACATCTCTGTTTGTTCCAATTTTAATTACTTTACTCATCATCCCCTCCAATCGCTGCGAGTGCATCTTCAACGTATCGTCTTAAATTTGAGTTAACAAAGCCAAAAGCTGTGTCATTTGAATTGATAATGCATTCAAGTGCCTTTTTCGCAGTGTTAAGCTGTTCTTGGAGTTTTTCAACCTTATTTTCGCCAGTTAATTTTTTAACTTGACTTTCCGTATAAACTGCTTCCATAGAACAACCGCCCTGACAATAACAATCTTTATCAAACTCATCGTGTAAGAATCCATGCGCTTCGTTGTAATATCCGATTGGTTCTAGTTTTTCAACCGAAAGTTTGTCAGTGTCTAAAGAGCATTCATCACATACAATAAATTCTCCTTCTGGAAGCCATTCAGGTTCGATTGGTTTATCACAGCTATAACATGTTGTTTGCTTCATCATTCTCATACCTCCCCAGTGCTACCAAATCCACCTGTACGCTTTCCATTTGCGTTGTCATCGTCTGTAGTAAGGTATTTGACAAATACCCCTTGCATTATTCTTTGACCTTTAGAAATGGTTACAGGCTCTTTTGAGATGTTCATAAGTAAGCCTTTAAATTCATTAGGATAATAATCTGAATCGATAATTCCTACTGAATTAATCAATGCAATGCCACGCTTAACTGGATTACTTGAACGGTCATATAATTTCAGTACTTCATCATCTCCAAGTTGAACAGCTAGCCCAGTGCTTACCAATTTAATTTCATCAGGTTGAATCGTAACTGTTTCGCTTGCTGAAATATCATAACCTGCGCTGTGTTCTGTAGCTCGTTCCGGTTTAGTCGCATTTCCGTCTAGTTTTTTAAATCCTCTCGTCATTCTCCGTCCTCCACAGGCACAGCAAACTGCCAGTAACGCTCATCAATTGACTTTATTTCTTGTTCTGTTAATTTTAAGGCATAAGCTTTTTCTTTTGTAAATTCTGCAATTGTTTCGTTTTCGACTTTTGAAACGAATATTTTATTTTTCAGTCCATAAACATTTGGTAATTCAATATAGAACAGCCGTGGTTTTTCTATTGTGTATACGTCTAGCCATGCACGAGCGAACTCATCAGGATTATTAAGCCGCCAGACAATTGCTTCATTCCAATACTCTGCTGGGCATTCATTAAATTTACTATTGAATGCAAATGTTAAACTATTATCTGCTTTTTTTATTTTAGTGATAAATTCATCCACACACTCAGGCACGACTGGCAGGGCTTGCTGTTGGAGTTGGGATTTTAAATCTTCAACTTTTTTAGTGAGCATTGCATTATCTGATAACAATCCATTTCCTTCAGCAATCAGTTTTAAATTTGATGTTTCAAGTTTAGAACTTCTGATTACTTCTTTTTCATAGTTATAATTGAGACTACTATATTTATCAAATAACTCCTGAAACTCTTCATCTGAGTGCCAGTTTTTAGCAAATTCTAACCACGGAAAGTTGTAAGCGACTCTCCCTAACTTTATATTTAATCCAATATCAGAAGCAGTAAATTCTCCATCATAAGAGTTCATTATAAATTTACTTTTTTTAGCTTCTTTAATCGCTTCTTCTTCAAACTTAGTCATTTTTCGTGTCCTCCTCTATTTCACAACTCTTGAAATAATGCTATTTGCTTTTTTATCAGAGTATGGACCTACATATTCTTTTAAAGCAGCTCTAACGCATTCTTTTGCGTACTCTTGGGCAACTTTCTTTGTGTATAATAAATCTCCGTCTTTTAAGTCACAAAACTGGTTGAGGTTTGCCTGTACTGTGCTCCAAGCTGGCTCTTTAACCAAAATAACTTCCCCGACTGATTCAAATTTGCTTAGTTTCATCTAGCTGCTCCTTTAAATGTCAAATGGGTCATAATCAGGGTCGTTGGCTAAACTCCAACATGCCCCAGCTTCCCAACCGTCAATGTGGCATGGAGCTATACTATAAAAGTAGACACAAATATGTGTGTTATAATCTGTCTAGGAAGACAGAAAAATGAAAGGACTTTTATGTCAGGATTTAAACGTTACGACGAGGAATTTAAACAATCTCTCGTCAACCTCTACCAAACAGGTAAAACTCAAGCCGAACTCTGTAAAGATTATGGCGTCTCCACTTCTGCACTCGCAAAATGGATCAAGCAGTATTCTCAAGTTCGACTAGAAGATAATACAGTATTGACTGCCAAACAGATTCAAGAATTACAAAAGCGTAATGCACAATTAGAAGAGGAAAATCTTATCTTAAAAAAAGCGAGTGCCATATTCATGCAAAACTCCAAGTAA